GAAAGATTGTAAACATGGATAAACGAACCTTGCGTAGATTTCCTCTCAACACTGACGACGTTATCGGAATGTATAACAATGGCATCGCCACTACTACTATTGCAGACAAGTACGGCTGTTCCCCCAGCGCTGTTATCAACTGCCTGAAGCGGAATGGTGTTTATGGAGGTAGATACGATTGGGAATCCTACATCCGCCGCACTTATGGAGTTGAGCCCGCCGATCTTCTGCATATGTACAAATCTGGTATGTGGAAGAACGAAATTGCCAAAGTCACGGGAATATCCGAGGGAGCGGTTGGTAAATATCTTGAGAAACTGGACATACCAATCGCTAATAATAGATCTGATGCTATGAAAAATAGAATTGATCGAATGACCACCAAAGAAATTAAAGAGCTTACGAAACCCGCTCACGATGCTGTTAGAGGTATGAAGCGAACTAATATTGACCTCGCCAAACGCGCCAGAGGCAAAGAGAAAACTGGGAAGCTGCACGGGAAAGCCGAAAAAGACCTTTATTGGTATCTTGTTAACTTGGGTATAAAACCGATCCCACAAAAAGCTATCTGGATATACAACATCGATCTCATGATCGGCAACGTCGCCGTGGAAGTTACCGGCAGAGGCAGGAAACGTGCTAACTATACTGCCTACATTGAGCGTACTAAATACTTGCTGAATAAGGGGTTGGCTCTTATTTACGTTTGGGCTAATTCTGCTTTCCCTATCGAGATTGGAGCAGCTGAATACATTGTCTCCTTCTGTGATCGCGTCAGCAGCAACCCATCCATGTTGGGTAAGTATTGGGTGATTAGGCGTGACGGTAAGCTCATGACCTCTGGTGGTTCTGATGACAATGAGTTCGCCGGCATACTTACGCCTGTACGCGGCACGTATGCTCGGACCTGATACTCTTGTATCTCCAACAACACAATTAATTCCATAAAGACCGGTGATTGTCATATACCCCGTGACTTCGTAGAAGTTCGGATACGCAGCATTCGCCGGGTCTTTGCCCCTGGTAAACACCTGCCCCTGCCACATCTCATGGTTTTCCGGCACATCACCCTTGTTTCTGGCTCCCAAATGCGCCGATGTCTGGACCAGGTCCGTACCCATCTCATCAGCCCGTGCTTCGGTCAGCTCGCCTGCGGTTTGTGAGACCCCTGTCAGCACCGCCCGCCGGACTGCCACGTCAATCTTGTCCCGGTGCCCGCTTTCATAGTAGATCACCTCCAGTCCCTGGCCCGCCATCTCTTTCACCGCTTCACGTACGGCCGTTGCATAATCCAATGCGCCCGTGGAAATCTGCATATATGCCAGGTCGGTCGCAGCAATAAACAGCTCCTGCCCTGAACGTGCCGTGGTCAGAGTCAGGTTGCGCAGCAAGCCGGCGGTTTTTCGGAGCCCAATACTCAGTATTCGTGTCATCTGTGGGGACAAATTCAACGGCAATGGCTTCAACCCCGCCGCTTTATAAATCGCATCATCAAAGCGCATGGCGGTCACGCCCGCTTTTTCAAATATTCTCCGCAGGGTGCGCTCACTCTCCCCCGTCAGCTCCGCAATCCGATGCAGTAGATCATCATAAAGCAGTCCGGCTTCAATCATCCGCTGTACCTGCCAAGCGGCGCTGGTATACAGTTGGCTCGCCACCCGCCGGGCAATGTCTTCTAAAATCGAGATGTGAAATCGTTCATATAAATCCAGGATCGGACCCGGAAGCACGTCCAGCTGGTCGGAGGTTAGCATAATAGTTTTTTATAAATACTCAGTTTATCTATTCTGGCAATCGATGATCATAGATCGCTCATCAATACGCCCGGCATTTGTTGTGATTTTGCAAGATACCCTGTAACGGCTGCCGGATGTTCCCCCTGACAGCCAAACGGTAACAGTGTCATCCGTTGCGCTGTCGCTATCCAGGGTGATACCAGACTGTGCCGTTACGGTGTAACTTGAGATTGTTTCGCCGGTTGCCAGCCATCCCGTCCAGTCGAACACATAATCCAATACTGCCGACGGGTCTTTCAATGGGTTTTGTAATGTCAGTGACATTTGACCTCCAGTGTTCTATTTTCATGCGGAATTGCGAATGTTCTGTTCTCAAATTCGATTGTCGCAGTTCTGCAAGCGGGTGTTGGCGAGAGAATGAACAACCCGCAAGCAGTGCCAACCAGCACATAACTCCCCATTCCGAGCGCGAATATGCGGTGTGATGTCAGGCTTGCATCCGTGCCAGTGAGAGCATAAGAGCCAGCCTCACAAGCCATAACCAACGCGCGGTAGAAGTCGGCGTTCGTGCCAGTCAAAGTGTACGAACCTGCGTTGCACGCCATCGTGCGAGCAGAAGTCAAGCCTGCGTTTGTTCCGGTTAGCGTGTAAGTTCCAGCACCGCAAGCGAGAATATAATTCCGCAATAGAACCAGATCGGCATCTGTCCCTGTGAGTAAGTATGAACCTGCTTCACAAGCGAGCGAGTAGTTGCGTTGAATTACGAAACTTACACTTGAACCTGTGAGGGTGTAAGCGCCTGCTTCACAAGTGAGCGAGTACGCCTTCGTATTGCCGAATGTAATGTCCGTACCGGTTAGCGTGTACGAACCAGACTCACAGACAAGCGTGTAATGGAATTGCGCTGTAAGCGTGGTATCCGTTCCGGTAAGCGTGTAACTTCCTGCTTCACATTCGAGCGTGTAATTTCGCTTGACCTCGAATGTCGTGTCCGTGCCAGTCAGGCTGTAACTACCAGCACCGCAAACAAGCGAGTAATTGCGTTGCAGAACAAAATCAGCATTCGTGCCAGTAAGCGCATAACTTCCAGCTTCACAGGTTAGTGTGTAATGTCGTGTGACCGTGAGGTCGGCGTTAGTGCCGGTAAGCGAATAACTTCCAGCACCACACGTGAGCACATAATTCCGCTTGACTGCCAAGTCGGCGTTCGTGCCAGTAAGCGAGTACGAACCAGCGGCGCAGGTGAGGGTGTAACTTGGCGGACCGCCTCCACTTACTTCCAAGCCCCAAAATGGCACGCCAGCGTAGGAATAATCAAGCGTGTCTAAATCTATTCCAGCCTTTGTT